TCCCCAAGGAGGAACCCACAATGACCACCCCGCTTAATGACCCCGCCTACCGCACCCATCCAATCACTTGGAACGCAAAGAATGGCCGCAATAGCTACGGCGATGGAATCGCACAGTGCCTCATTGCTACGCGCATCGAAGGCCACCCCTTAGCCGGAGAATATGCAAACCTCTTGCTGGAAGTCTGCTATGAGCGCATTCGCCGCGCTGATAAGTGGATCACAACCTAAAGCGAGGGGCTTCGGCCCCTCTCACCACATCGTAATATACGACCGAATATAACGGAGAGCGCAAATGTTTCAGATCGTAGGAAGCGGCCTTTTGAAAGACCATCGTGAATCGGAAGACGATTACGACATGTGTCAGCCCAAGACCATGGTTTATGTGCTGGAGACTGAAGCCCCTACGCTATCCGATGACGACATGCAGTACGTTTATGATTACTTTCGCCTCCGTTGTTTTTGCGCCCATGATTGCTGCGGTCATCGCAACGGCGGTGTGGATACAGTCAACAAAATGTACGACAACCAGTATATCGTTACTGTAACATCGGCTCTTAATTACTGAGGTAATCGCTATGTACACCAACGATTTGAAGCTCGGAACACGTGTGAAGCTGGCCAACGGGTGGGAGGCCGTGATCTGCGACAACAGAAAAGGTTCCACTCGCATGGCCAAAGTGGAAGGCGTGGTGACGGAGATCGGCAGTGTGTACGCGCACGACATTGTGGCGTACTGGAGCGGATCCACGTTCGAATCGGTGACGCACACTCCAAATCAGATCCGTTTGCGCGAATTCGTGAAAATCGCGGAATAGCCATGGTTTCCCGGTACACCAACCCAGCGAACCTTATTCGAAAGAATGTGAAGGCTGGGCACATAGCGTTCTATCGGGACGTTGGCTTGGTGCGAGCGCTGAAAATATGTAATAAGACGATATGTCGAACAGCCCGTATAGAGTCTGTCATAGAGCGGTCCCATACCAAGTACGTCGGCACGGCAGACGGCAAGGAATACGAGATCGACTGGCTCGAGGACGGCACGTGGTCCGTGTGGTGGCAGAACACTTGGGAAGAGCCCAAAGTTTTCGACACCCTGGAACGGTCATTGCTCGCGATACACGAATGGCAAGGATAACTTCACAGATGGTCTCTCTGAGTTTAAGATTCGGGCTAGTCCTGCGGTCTTACCCTCCTGAGGCCAGCATGGGCGAGGCCACGAGGACGTAGCTCCTCGTGGCCGACTAACAGGAGCGGAAAATGCCTTACGATTTCGGATATACGCCTTATTGGAACCTGTCCATAGACGAATTGCTCAGAAAAGCACGCGTGGCAGAGACAGCCGATAAGGCGCTGCAGGACGAATTAGCACGCAGGGTCGACTTGCTGGCGTTGGAGCTGGAAGAAGCACGCGCCACTATCAAAGCCACAGAGGACGAATTGCGCGATTTGCGCAGAAGTGGAGTGCCTTCTAATTGTTCGTATTGTGGTGAGTCCTTTATAGACGATTGAGCCTATCACAGGAGGGAAATGTCATGAATCGCACCAATTCCGACACGATGTCGGATTCCGTGAGGACTGCGGACCAGTCCTTTACCATTTGGAGTCCTAACTCACACTCTTTTGTTCCCCATAAGCCAAAGACCAGAGAAAGCGTTCCCAAGCCTAAGCTTTCTCTGGTCGAATGGTTCATAATTGGCCCGATGGTTGTAGGTTTGGGCTTCATGGCAGGGGTTATGTGGCCATGACCGAATTTTGGCTCGGCTATGTGGTAGGTGTTCTCAGCTGCGCGTTGCCATTGTTGGTTATCGCTTTCTTCAAAGTGGGCGGTTTGGCCGACGATAGGCGTTATCGTGATTACACAGACTACGAAGAGCAGCCAGACATTCGCCTGACCAAAATCAAATCGGAACACGTAAGGAACATAGACGATGCTTAATGTGATCGACAAGGCTATTGAAAGCGTGCGCAAGGCGGCGCGAGACCAGAGCGAAAGAATCGTTACGGAGTTGCTAGCGGACTTTGATGCTCGAAACAACGCACTCACCGTCTACAACGACCTGCTTCGACAGGCGCGGGCACTGCGCGAAGAAGCCGATGCAATGGAACGCGAGGCACACGATGCCTTTAACAGCGCACTGACCTCGAGCGGCAGCATTGCCTTGAGCCTCGTGAATCAGATCAACCAAGGCCAGATCGTGACGAGCGTTGACACACCGGCATCTCGCAAGCGGGCATTGGAGGCGAAAGAGCCAGAAGCAGAAGTGGCACAGGTGGACAATGTGCCATGACACTAATAGACATTGTTCTGTTCTCCGGCGCGGCGTGCATATCGCCGATTGACGAATATCCGCAAGTGACGGTGGCTTACAAGACACCATGTGCGGAATTGGTCTATTTGCCGGTAGCGAATCCGTTCAAGATCACGCAAGAGCAAAACGTAATCACCGTAATCACGCCCAAGAAGACATCGAGGTTATGCGGTGCGAAAACAGCGGTGTGGTACGTCAAGAACAATAAGAGGAGGTATAGGTGCAGATGAATGACATCGTGGAGAGGCTGCGATTTAGGGCCGATGAGAACTACGAGATGCTAGGGAATATTCATGAGCCGCTGCTAGAAGCCGCCGCTGAGATTGAGCGCCTGCGCGCTGGCGGCTGCGCCCGTGATCAGGGCACGACACAGTATTGCGCTGAGGCTGCGAAGCTGGCGGCTGAGAATGAGAGGCTGCGGGCGTGGAACCGTGAAATTGCGGTCAACGCGAAAGCCTTCGCCGAGGCCCTGCGTGAGATCGCGGATTTCGACACCGACGAGGACATCTCAAACGAAGAATGTATGCGCGACATCGCCCGCGCCGCGCTGGAGGGCCGCACATGAGTGACGATACGTCCGTGAGCTGGGACGAATATTACATGAATTTTGCTAGACTTGCTGCCACGAAGAGCAAGGACACAACGAAAGTAGGTGCGGTGCTTGTAGGCCCCGATGGCGAGATTCGCCTGACGGCCTACAACGGTCCTCCGCGAGGAGTACAAGACAAGCCAGAGCGATTCGACCGACCGGCAAAGTATTTGTACGCTTCGCACGCAGAGGCAAACCTTATAGCTTTTGCGGCAAGGGAGGGTATTCGGACCGCATCTTGCACAGTGTACGTTACACACATGCCTTGTTCCGCTTGCGCCCGTGCGATTATACAGTCCGGTGTACAGCAGATATGCTTTGGCGACGGTACGACGTCCATGCCGAAAGAGGAGTTCGACGCTGCGTACGACATGCTGATGGAAGCCGGTGTTCACATTTATAACTATGACGAGGGGCTCGATGGCTGAGGGACGAAAAGACGACAACAATAAGCTGCCGTACCACTTGCTGCCACCGGAGTTTCTCGGTGCCACGGCGAACGTGCTACAATTCGGAGCGCGTAAATACGGAGAGCGCAATTGGGAAAAAGGCATGGCCTGGAGCCGACCGTTTGCGGCTCTAATGCGTCACATGTGGGCTTGGTGGAATGGCGAAAAAGCAGACCCGGAAACCGGCATGAGCCACCTATGGCATGCCTCGTGTTGTATAGCATTTTTGATTGCTTACGAGGAGCGAAAGGCCGGTAAAGACGACCGGCCTAACGCTTACACCGCTTTCGGTGATAGTCCCATTCACCGCCACGGCGAACACAATCATGGTACGCCTTCTCTTGCTCCGGTGTCATCCGTTTGGCCAGACGAGGAAGGATAGCCTTAAAAGCGGCTTGCAACGCAACGGTGCTGATACCGACCCAGAAACTAGGACGTTGGGCGACGAGGAAACCAGCCGCGCCAACGCCTAGCAAGACCATTACGATGGCAATGATCTCAAGCCAGTTCATGCCTTGGGCTTATTCGGGACCATGTACGTTACGATTGCGGTAAGAACAGCGCCAAGCACCACCGAAACGCTTTCGATGAGGCTAGGCGAAGCCCACTCTGTCGATACGCCAAACATTGCGACAAGCGCAACTAGGCTGGTGAGAAAAGCGGCTACGGCTTTATGTGCGGTCATTTCTTCGCTCCTGTTTTTGTGCCGGGATATTCCTTCCACGGCAGTTGAAAATGTGGTCCGTCTTTGAACTTCCAATCACCGCCCCATTCAAGCGGAACCTTCTCAGCTTTAGCCGCTGCCTTCATGGCTTTTGCTAGCTTGTCATACAATGGCCAGTGCCAAGTAACGGCACCCTTAAGAACCACCGCCAGATCAACCGCGTGCGCGTAGCCGTTAGGTGCCTTGAGGTGGCGAGACTTTAATGTCTTGCTTGCACCCTTCTTAAGCAGTAGCTTTTGCTCTTCAAGCGAACGCAGCCCTTGCGTAACAATAAAGCCGGTGTCGGCATCTTTCCAGTTGTCAGCGCAACGCCGCACCACTCGCACAAGATCAGGGTGAACACCGCGCAATCGGCTTTCGGATGCCGTGTTCAATTTCATTTCCGCAAAGCCTCCTCTATAGAATCCAGCTTGCTCATGATAGCGCGGGTGGTCTCGCGAATCTCTTTGATCTCGCGGTCATGCGCGGTGCGTGCGGTAAGGCTTTCGGCCTGTAGAACAGCGATAGCAGTGCCGTGATCGTTTTGCTTGCGATACATCATCCACACGAATGCGGCCACTGGCATAACAATCCATTGCAGCACCACATTCAAAATCTTAAGACCTTCGCCGTCCATTTCATCCGCCTAGATTTTCAGCATATATTGATTCAAAAGAAAGTCGATTGCCATGCCATTTTCATTAGACAATAGCCTTTCTAATTCGCTTACTGTTCTGCGTTGAAGCGAAAGCGTGCCTAATCCAAGCGTAGAAGAAATTGAAACGCTGCCATCTGCAATAATTGCAGAAAGCGACATTGCACCAGCCATTGCAAGGGAAAGGCTTTGCGGTGACTGTTCTGCTACTACATCCAAACTGATTGTTTGAGATGGATTATTAACGACAAGCGAAATCGTCATGTCGTTATGTCCTCGTTCACAATGATTTTAAACGTTTCTGTGCTTTCAACGCCCGTGCTTGTGAACTGAATATCACAATACATTACGGAATCGTCATCATCTGAGATGGGCCAGAGCGCAGTGTTTGTTGCTGTTTGCGAAACAGTGAACTGCCCTTGTAAGGCATTGGTAACTGTAACAGTCAATGATTCAGAAAAGTTTCCATTTCTGACCTTTGCTGCGATAGTGTAGCCGGTAAGATTAAGGGCTGATGCTGCTGCCGTTAGCCGTTGGCATGACATTGAAAGCGTGTCGCCGCGCTTGAAGGTAATAGACTTGGTGATCGGTGTCATGTTCTTTCCCTATCAAGGCAACGAGATGTAATCACGGCGGCGAAGGAACCAGATTTTTCCACTATTGATGGAACCAGAAGTAAAGTTTACTCGCGCACGCAACAATTTTTGTATTGTCGCATCATAAGGAAGATCGTTTGACATTGCGACTGTATTGTTTACAGCCATGTCACCAAGAACTATGTGTACTTGTTTTGGAACTCTTGGTATCGGTATTACAACATCGCATGTAAACGAGTTGATACCACTTGAATCTGAGCCAAACGCTAATCTCCTGTAAATTGCATCCGTTTCGAAATATGCATTAACATTTAATCGCACAGCGGTACTAACGCTTGACGTAAGCACGTGCCCAATAATTCTATATTCATATCCATCTTCAAAATCAGGCGTTGTTACGTTTGCTTGTAAACCATTCACTGCAAAGTCATAAATCAGCCCAGTCTTTCCATCACCGACTGTAACTTTATCGTATGGATGCCATCCGGCTTGTACAACAGGGGCACCAGTCGCAGCCTCAGCGATAGCCACCGGATTGTCTCGAAGAGCCGTCACGGTTGTGCTTGATGGGATGCCACCAACCGCTACCGCCGCGTTTGAAATTGTCGTCCAAGTTGTCATCAGAGCCACCTATATGGTTGCGGATCGCCGCTTAAATCCTTGCCGTCATTATCAAGCCAACGATATGGTTGAGCAACACCATTTGCATCATTGCCGCTATCGTTCAGCCAACTCCAGAGGATGCCGCCCTTCTCGTTGTCTTCTGCCGTGAAGCGATAGGTCAGCCCGTTGCGGGCGACCTCTGCCGATGTGATAAGCCATTCTCCATCGCGCGGTGCGCCTGTGAAATCAACGTCAAGATAGTGGCGTATTGTGACCACGGAGCCGGTCCAGATGTTCTCTGCATCCTTGGCCGATAGATCAAACTGCACTTCCTTTCGCACATCGGAGAAGCGGTCAAGATAGGTCTGGCTTAAGCGATTGGCGATGGCTTGCGTGCTGATGAATCGGCAGAACATCTCTCGGATCTGCGGCTCACCGCCATACTGGATTTGCTTGTTGACATCGATATAGACGGCCACGCGGGTGTAGTTCGTTTTGTCCGTCACACTCTGAACGGGCGTGCGTTGCAAATAATAAACGTGGGCTTGTGACGCCCGCTCTTCCGGCTTTTCCTTGATGACGAAAGAACCGGCCACGATTGCATCTTCATCCGTGAGCAGTGTCGGTGCTGGTTCCGGCTTCACTGCCTTCATGATAATCTGCTGAATGCGCTCATCCCACCATACGTTCGCAATGGCTTGGAGGCACACCTCACCGGCAAGCTCATCGATCTTGGTAGGCTCTGCGATGTAGGTGGTGAAGTTGTAATCCGGCCTGTACGTGGTTTTTTCCGTAGCCCACGCGGCGGCGTCGATATAGCGTGCAGGAATGCCGCCCCAGTTCACGAAGAGATCATAGAGGATTTCGTTATAGGGCCGCGCGTTGTAGTAGATCACGCGCTGCACGCGGTCATTCTGGTTGTGCGCTGCGGCGGTTGTTCCGGCGAGACCTCTCACAGCACCGGAGAAATATAGATTGCCGCCTGTCGTTTCGATCACTTGGGTATACGACAAAATCTCGGAGTTGATACGCACATAGCCAGCCGCCTCGTAGTCGGACAGGACAGCACCAGCAACGGTGAAAGTTGTGCCGCCAATAGCAAGTGCTGCTGACAACTCGCCACGGCTTAGATATGGCGCGGTCTGGTTCGTGTCTGTGACCTTGCGGAGAATGTCCTTGGCCGTGATCGAAACGCCGTCTTTACCCCTGTCGATTTTTTCAATGACATATTCGCGCTTGGTCATGGCGCTCAATGGCTGACCAATCAACCCCTCATAGATGTTCAGCGTGTAACCGACATGGAAGGGATTTCGCGCCAGCCACTTCGACCAAAACGAGCCGATCTCATCCGGCACATAGGTGCGCGTAGATACATATGGATCGGTGCCAATGTCGTTCCATGGGAAGTCCTTGATGCTCACCTGACACACGGCGCGATAGCCGAGCGGGCTTTTGTCGCGGGAGCCAGAAGCCACGTTAAGAACCGTTGGCGCGGTGTTGTACCCAGCCAGCGCCGGAATATCCAAGGCGGGCTGATAGTAATAGTCTATCAGGAAAGGTTGATCGGCCTCCGTGGTCAGAACGTCGCCGTTCTCGGCCAGGAGGTTGATGTTGTTGTCCTGCCAATCATAGACGGCATCCGGCACGAAGCGGAGACTGATCGAACGCGAGAGGTCAAGGGCAGCGCGATACTTGCACGTGACATCTGTATTCCAGCACGCATCGCCAGTCGCCAAGCAAGGATCAACACCAAACACCCGAGAGCATAGGGGCTGGATGATCTCGACAATCTCAATCGGTCTGGCGGCGAAGGTCGCCATGTCAGTAGTACCCCGTCACGCTCAAGGACACAGACCGATAAGAGCGAATGCCCATCTGGGCGGGTTCCGGGTCGCGGTCAGTCCAGACGAAGCCCACATCGGAGCCAATCTTGGAGGGGTTGCCAGCGATGAAGAACGGCTTGAGCGGCAGCGTCTGCGCGAACGGCTCGAAATAGGTGTCGTACCAAGACGCCTTGAGGTATTCCCACTCATACGTTGTCGTGACGGCGCGGCGCTTGACGATGCGCCCAAGCCATTGCCCAGCCTCCGAGAACTGTTGCTGCGCCTCTGTGACGCGGTTGAGGTTCAAAGGTCGATGCCCGCCGTAGATCGGGATCGGCATCTGTAGGGCCTTGCCAGCGCGAATGACGCCGATAGCAACGTCCGTCCCATCGTTCACAGATACGCGAAGCTCGCGGATCACATAGGGGAATGCCGCGCCACTGTTGAAGATGATGCCGATTGTGGTGTTATCGGTTGGCGATACCGTGGCGCGGGTTGTATAGGCTCCACCAACCGTTGCGCTAGTCGAGATCGTCACAATCTTTCCGGCCAGATTGTGCGCTGCAATAAACACGCAATCGATCTCGGCATCCGCCGTTGTGGTCAGGTTCCAATGGTTGGTACCTGGAACCAATGCCCACCGCTGCGAGGTGTAATCATTGAGCGCATAGGCGAGATTAGTGCCATCGCCAGCCACGGTTCCGCTAATCGGCGCGTAGAGAATCCGCGCGTGGTTGAGCGGCTCATTCGTTCCGATTGTATAGCTGGCGGTGTTAATGGTCATTATGTACCCGCCACAACGTACCAGTTGGTTCCATCGCACCAAAGAAGCGACCAGTTTCCGATACCGGATGCAACGATCTGCGTCGAGAGCGTACCGCCTACGGCAGTCGTTCTAGGAAGAATGTTCGTAGCCGACGAAGTGATCGCAAGGCTCGCTTGCTTGTTTATGAAATTGATATAACGTCCCGCGCTGTTAGCCGCCGCTGGAAGCGTAATCACTGCTGCTGTACCTGTCTTATTATTTATGACAGCGGCTGTTGTATCGTTGACTGTATAATCAGCAGTTATGACCACTGGAGCATTTGCTGCCATTCCGCCATTTACTTGAAATTTTGTGACAGGCGTTGCCGTCCCAATACCTACCCGATCCGTCGAGGCATCGGTGAAAAGCAAATTGGCATCAGTGTCACCTTCAAAGCGGGCATCCTTGTCGGCCCCCGCCTCGTTGTGAACGAAAGTTCCAGCCGTTGCCATGTCTGGCACGTTCTGGAACAATTCCGCGCGGGTCTGCTTCTTGGTCTCGGGTACGTTGGAATCCACCACCACATACAGATCATCCGTGGCGGTGTTGGCCCCAGTGAGCGCCGAGAGGGCGCTTATCTTGATGTCAGCCATTAGGCTATCACTCCGCGAATTGTGCCGCCGTTGCGCTGCGTGCTGTTAAGCTGATCAATGAACTGGCGGGCGAACTTCTCGCCAAAGCCCATAGGGTCATTCATGAGGGTGAACTGGAAGGTGGTTGTGGGGCCTCCACCGCTTCCAGTAGATCCTCCTTCGGCAGCGGCAGAACCTCGACCCCCTCCGCCTCCACCTCCTTTGATCTTTCCGCTTTCCGCCGATGCGATGTTAGCAAGCTGAACTGCACCGGAAGCCGCGATTGCAGCCGCAGGGCCAATACCAGCTGGCCAGCCGAATTGAGCAAAAGCCTTCGAAATACCTTGAGCCGTATTGATAACGACTTGAGCAATAGAGAAAGCCTTAGACAATTTCATAAGTTTCTTGTTGCCGCTATTGGTCAGCTGGGCAAGACTTCCAAATAAATCAGCCGTCGCGGATAATTGGGTATCAATGCCAGCCATCTTGATAGCATTCAATTTCTTTTGATGCTCTTCTGCCATTTGCAATTCGAGCGCATCAAATTCAGCTTTTTCAATGAGGCCATTGTTCAAAGCATTGCGAACTGTCTCTTGGTTAAGAGCGTATTCTTCCGCCAACACCTCGCGTTCGGTCTTGAACTGCTCGCGGATTGCATCAAGCCGATCAATGAAGAACGGGTCTTCTTCGCGATAGATGCCGGTCTCGCGGGGTGCTGGAACCTTCGGAACCTTTATAGCAGCCGGTCGTTCTTCTTTTACCTCTTCCTTTATAGTTGTTCCGCTTTCAGCCGTTGATGGTCCATATGAACCAATACCAGCCATGTCAGACATAAGAGCGGCTGATTTCGCAAGCTCTGTATTCAGCTCGCTTGTGCCTTTCGTAAGAGCCAGAACATACTTAAAGAATTCGTTGATCTGACCACGAGCTTCCGGCGTGATTGTCTTAATATCATTGAGTTTTATTGCAACATCTGCAAGTTGTCTCGCGGCTTCTGTTGCATTTGTGTTATTAAATGCTTCAGAAAGCTGAATAGCAAGCTTTACTGCGTCGTTCGCCTCAACGCCCCAATTTCTTAGTGAAGCAGTAAGACCAACAATTTCACGGGATTGCTCCGTTGTCGCAGAAATGACACCACGAAATTGTGTCAATCCAGGAATAAGTGCAAGAACAGCACGATCAACGCCGCTTAATGTCTGGGTTGCATTTCCAAGAGATGTTTGGAATCCGGTGAACCATCCAGACCACCCTTGCAATTCTGTACCAAGCGACATGAAAGAATTGCGTAGAGCATCAACGCTTTCAGCCGCATTAATACCGATATTAATTTCTGCAAGTTTTTGCAATTCGGCGCTGAGTGCGCTTGACTTGAGAGAACCGTCCTGAATTTTTTCAATTAGTGCGTTAATGCTCTTGGAAAGAACATCAATTTTTTCGGCTGCATCAAGAGCAACATCTGCAAAGTTTCTAGTTTCTTTCGCAGACGCAAAAAAGTAACCGGCAAGCGGAAGCGCAATAGCTGCCACTGTGCCGATAGCAGCACCAAGGGGGCCGAATCCAGAGAGCAACTGAGGAAGCTGTTGACCTAGCGCAACGGTTGCCGCAGTACCTGCACCAACCTGAGTTGCAAAATCCTGAACCTGCCAGCTCACACTTTGCATTCTGCTTGTGAGTTGAGCAGTGTTTACAGAATTTGCAGCCTTGCCAAAGCGAAGAACTGAATTTTCCGCTTGTTTTACAGCATTGTCTAGTTGCGTAGTGTTCGCACTAAACTTGACCTCGATTCCGCTAACTTGAGCCATGCAATAGTTCCTTCAATTCCTCTACATCGGCTCTCGTCAACTTGCCCGCGTATTTCTCTTTAGGATCGGTCGGCGCTCTCAACTCGTATTCTAACCACCATTCCGGGATTGTCATATCCCAAAATTCACTCGGCTGAATGCCCCACTCCCTTGCCCAAAGATACATTCCATTCCAGTCTAATCGTCCGTATTCTCCATCGCCCTCACCTCCGACTGGCTCTCGGTTTGGGCGGCGCTGTTTTTTGCGTTGGTCTCGGCTGGCGAGAATGCCATCAAAACAGTGCTGATAAGGTTGGTCACGTTCTCTTGTGACCCGCCGATCAGCTCCGCGTAAACCTCTTCATCCGTGACCTTGCAGCCGCTCGAGGCCAGCATCTTCGCCAAGACGAAGGCGATGTGCGAGATTGGTGGCCGTCCTTGAGATGTGCGAACAGCAATGTCTGTGAAGGAAATATCGCCCATCTCAATGGAGCGCATAAGTTTCATGGAGGGGATGAACGCATAATCCTTCCCCTTCCAATTAATCGTAAGCTCGCGGAAAACAGCCATTAGGACGCCGTGAACGTAATGGTGCCGGAGGACTGGATCGAGGCGGTGAATGTCGTGGCATCGGCCTGTTCGCCCGTCACCGCGAAGCTGGCAAGGTAGAAATTGCCAGTGAAGGAACCGATGCCGAGAAGCTCGATGGTGTAGGATTCGAGCAATGCCGAGGCGGTGCCAACGGCAAGAGCCAGGAAGGTGGAATCTTCAAGGATACCCTCGACCTCGGCATCAATCGATCGCACGCCCACATCGGCCAGATACTTGCGCCAGCCGTTGTCATCCTTCTCGGTGATGTCAATCGGCTCATTGTTGATCGTGAAGCTATCGGCACGCGCCCCAGCGACAGCGGTTGAACCGCGCTTGATGCGAACCTTGCGACCGGCAATTGCGGGCATATTTCAGTTCCTTTCTTACGTAACGGGTCCACGAATGTTGGAGAAGGCCACCGTAGACCCGACGCTATTGGTGGCGGTTACACGGCACCGAATATACTTTCCGGTGTCCGATCCTGTAAGGGTGTAGGTCGTGTTCGTGGCACCGGCAATGTTCGTCCACGAAGGATCAGTGCCATCGGCATTATTGCCGCGCTGCCACTGACGGGCGAATGTGATTGTCGCATCACCGGCCCAAGTGCCATTCGTCGTGGTCTGCACATTGGTGCCAGAAAGTGTGCCGGTGATCGCCGGGAGAACGGTGTTATACGGCCCGATAGTGGCGGTCATGTTCTCGCCACTCTCAAGGGTTGCAGTGAAGGTCACCACATCGGCTTGCTCGGCACCAATCTGGACGCTGTTGAGGAAGAAGTCGCCGGTCAGCGTGCCGAGGCCAGAGATTGTAACCACGCATTCCTTGAAGAGCGCCGTCGAGGCTGTGCCTACGCCATCGGTCAAAAGCGTGGCATCCTTGAGAACGCCCTCGACCTCGCATGATACCGAGCGCAATCCTGCATCTGCAAGCATGGTGCGCCAGCCGGAATCATCCTTGTCGGTGATGTCCAGCGGCTCGTTGTTGATGGTCACGCTGTCAGTGCGAGCGCCAACAATGTTGGAGCCATCGCGGCTGATACGGACAGAGCGGCCAGATAAAGCCATCTAAATCGACCTTTCGTTTCGCCTATTCTACCACGGAAATCATGCAATCCACAATACACGGTAAAGGATCAAGGCTCGCTTGGTCTTGCCGTCCGGGTCTCGGGAAAACACGCAACTATCTAGCTCGGTGGTGATATGCGTCACCCCGGCAATCGAAAGCGGCTGGCGGCGGAGACGGGCGTCAATGGCATCCACAAGGGTCTTGAGATCGAGCATAGAAGCGGCACGGTCCCATACGTCAATTTGCACAATTGCAGATCCACCGAGATCGTCCTTGCTGTCGAACGGGTTGATGGTGTCGCCGCCTATGGTGATAAACGGGAAAGCCGTTTCAAGCTCGGAATCGTCGGCTTGTGGCACATCGGTAAAGATAGCAGCCAGCGGGCTGTAATAGGTGCTGAGAAGGCTAGTCACCGAGCTATCGTTGAGCCGCGTATAGATCGCCTGTTGCAGATCGTCGGATTTCATTTTGTGGTCTTCTCCGCGCGAGCCTTGGCTTTTTCGATTGCTATCTGCACTTGTTTCAACATCTTAGGGATAGTGCGCTCAACAGCGGGAACCCAAGCGGGACGCTTTGCAATTTTGCGCGTGCCGAATTCCAGATAGTACGAATATGGAATATCGCTTCCGATGGCAAAGTCTGCGGCTCCCAAAGCCTTAAAATACAATGACCTTAAAAGCGAGCCGGTATCGGTCGCCGGGGCTTGTCCTGGGGCTGAGGCTTGATGACGAAGCGACAAGTTTTGCTTGCCCTCGGCCCGGAAAACCGCAACGATTGGGCCATCCTGAGAATCCCGTCGAACGGTCATATATTTAGGGCCGGGAATCCTGTAGTAGACATTGCCAGTTTTAGGGCCAAGATCGATTGCCTTTTTGACATCATTCAAAGCGCCCATCGCTGCGCTCTTTGTGATCAAATTAACTTGCCGCGATATATCACCCTGATAAGCGCGGATCGCATCCTGCACTTCCTTGAGGCCCTTGATCTCGACTTTTACGTCCCTCACACCGCCACCCCGCCATCAACGTCTATTTGCAACCACTTGTTGGCGAATTCTAGGTTGTCGATAAACCGGATGTTGTGAATCTTGTTGCGAATTTGCACACGGTCACTCTCGCGCAAGCCGGTCGTGTAGCGCACGACGAGCCGCAGCCGCACGGTGGCCTCAACGCGGTCTGAGGCATAGCGTTCAGAGCCGCTCACAGGCACCACAAAAGCCCTTGTCGGTGCGCCGCTAACGGTAGCCCAACTCTGCGTCATGCCCCCAGCGCCGTCACTTGTGAGCGTCTTGCGCTGGAACGTGACCGGCTCTTTCAACTTGCCGGAATTGAGATCGCAACATTTAATCATCGTGGAACGAACTCCACCATATCAAAGCCGATGGACACATCCACGGTGGACGCCGATACCGTGGCGAGGAAGCCGAAATCACAAAGCGGAGGGAAGTAGAGCGGCGGATCGAATGGCATATCCACAAGCCCTGATGACTGAGGATATTCAACCACAAGTGACATAGGCGAATATGGAGCAGCAGTCTCCAAGATGTTCTCGCGCTTGAACATCACGATGTTAGCCTTTTTATCGGCATCGCTCGAAATCGTGATGTTAAACACAGCCGCCGCAACATTGCGTGGTGTCGTATAGGCCCCGATCTCCGAAACAGCTTTGCCAAGAGAGCCATCGGCAATCAAAGCCCAATCCTCGCCACCGGCAGCGTCCTCTATGACGATAGAGCCAGCTTGCGTGCCAGCCGTCTGCGTGGCGTATGTGCCAGATTTGGAAACGTATGCTCTAGTCAACCGAATAAAGGTCTGAGTAGTGGGCGCACTTGCCGAAGCACCGGCTGTCGCAAGCGTCTCGGTGATTAGATCACCACTCGCATTGAGACCGATGATGGTGATCTCGCGTGCGCCGGAGCCATTGGCAGTGTCGTTTGCATTTCCACCGGCCTTGATTCGCAATGCCGTGGCTCCTGCTACTTGCGGCGTGCGATAGAAGCCTGATCTTGTAACCGGAGTGTAGATGGAACCAATAGCCGTGTTTCGCCCGAATCGAAACGACGAAACGCACCCAGGTGCCAAGCCCCGAGCAATATCAAGGCCGCTGGGAAACGTCATACACGCGCAACCTTGTATTGAGCAATGATGCCAGCAGCACCGGAATCCTCATAGGCTTGCGACGGATCGCAATCATCGCCGCGATGTGCGTAAAGGAAGGCAGCGAGTTGCTTTACCGCACGCTTCATAGGGCTTGGCACGGCAGCAGCGTTAGTGTAGCCAGCAACGTAAATAATCTGAATGGCATCATTGGCCCTCAACGCCACCGGCCAAGTCTGGCCTCGCTTCAGTGTCAGCCGCCCCGGTGTCTGATAGGTGTCAACGTCGAAGACATCGGCAACCGTGATCACCGTGGATGCGCTGGCCTCATCAAAGACCGTGACGGAGGTGATGGATTGAAGCGGGTATCGCGGCAGCGCAACGCTCTGGTACGTGTTGCGGTTATAAAGTTCCGTGATGCTCATCTCGCGCACCCCGTCCCACCACGCTTCACCGCCAGCGGGCCAGCGGTCAAGCGAGAGCCTCCAAGATTGCGTGATGAACGCAAGGCCAGTCATGTTCTCGATCTCGGTGCGTGCATCGGTGATGAGCGCATTGGCCTCCGCATCAGGAAGCTCTGTGCTATCGGTGCGAAGATGCGTGCGAAGCTCCGCCGCCGTAACAGGCTCCGTTGCCGGGGCCGATGTGATGACGGAACCACGGAATTGATAGAGCGGTACGGCAGCGCGGAGGCTCATTTGCGAGTGCGGCCTTTCTTAGGTGCTTCAACTGGTGCCTTAACCTCAGTGGGTGCTTTTGCCTCGCTAGGGGCGACCACCTTGGTCTCGATCTTCATATCCTGGAAAGCCATAGCCGCACCATCGGCAATAGCCATCTCAGCGATATGTCCTTCCACGATGGAACCCACATCAAAGTGAACCGTAGTATGCCCCTCGGGAGCGCATTTGTAGCCGTGCGGGCTGGTGATTTTGGCTTTCACTTGGGTTGCTCCTATAGGAAGATTCGGGCGCGATGGTCAACAACAGCAGGATCGAAAAGGCACACACCATTCGGCCCCTCGTACCCACCCGGAACACCGGGGCCGGGAATGGGCGTCCAGACCAAGTCGGGGATCAGGCTCAGAATGTTCGTCCGCTCAAAAAGCGGCAAAAGATTTCCGTCTTCGTCGTACTGCGGAAGCTGTGTCGGGTTGCCCTCCGCGTCTGGCGGTCCCATCGTGAGCATCTGTGCCATCTCGCCGTAGGCTACGAGGTTGACATGATGCCCCTCGACTACAACAGCGGGCGTGATGACGTTGCCATCCTCGTCCAGCACCGCAGGGGTTTTGACCACGGGGCCGATCTCGTCGATGATGACGCCAGCGTGCGGGATCAGGTTGCCATTGTCATCCAGCGTTGCCAGCATCGAGCCGTCAGGCAGTGCCGTGGTGGTCATGCCGGTGACGAAGAGTTCGCGGCTGCTGCACCAAGCGAAGTATTCGATGGTCATGTTACACGGTCCTCGCTTGGAGTTCAGAGTTGCTCAGGCGGCGGGGGATGTACGTGATCTGGCGGATGTAAACACGCCCTGTCACGGCACCAGACGCGCTAGCGTTGAAGTCAGAGCCAAGACCCATTGTCCTAATGTTTAGAGCCGGATTACCAGAAGTCGAAAGCTGAACAACCGCAGCGCCATTGAATGCAGACGCAAAATCGTTTGCTTTGTAAGTGTAAGCTTGTTTTCCGGTCACACTTGTATTCGGCGGGCCGTTGTAGGCAATCTGATCAACGGCCACCACATTGTTTGAGCTTTCATAAGCCCGCACATCGCCCGTGTCGTTCTGGAAATACAACTGGCGGCTATTGTCGTAACCACCGTTTCCATCGTCAAAAGTGCAGAGTGCAAAACTCCCGCCTGTCCTTGCAGTGCCATTGCTGATATTGAGAACAACCGTCCCCTCCGTCGCGCTATACGGAAACGCCTGAGTGCTCACGCTCGCAACGTCCGCCGTGCGGGTGGCTCCTGCAACGGCAGAACCATTCGGGATGTAGGAGGTGGCGAAGGAGCCTGCTTCGAGTTGGGCACCCCAGAGGAAAATGCCGTCTGTTCCGTTACCAGCTACTGGAGAAAGGCCGTCAGAGCCACTTGAAGCAAAAATACTCAAACGGATAGTCGGTTGAGAGGCAGGCCAAGTCGCTTGCAAACGGAACCAACCAGAGCCAACAGGTGTTATAGTCGGTGACGTAACGTTTGCTTCTCCAGTCGCCGTAAGAGTAGACAGATTAAAATACGCAATGCACGCCGTCCCGCCGTTAAATAGTGCGACCTTGTTTACCCCAGACCCATCCAGCTTAACATAGACTGAGCCAGTGACGACTGAGGCAATAGAGGTCACGTTTTGCTGAAGGCGATGCTGAAGAGGGTTTGTAGAAGGTATAAACTTATCGGCTGTCGTTGTACCGTCAGGGGCTACAGCGGCATCAGTTGAAACGTTTACTTCTGTTGGCACCCACGTTGCAGATACATCAAACGCGGCCGTATACAGAAGCACGTTCGTCCTCTGCTCCTCAACAAGAAGCCCCAAGGGCGCAAGCGTCACAGGATCGTAATCCAACCTCGGCGCATAGTACGCAGCAGATGTCACCGCCGCGCCGTAGACCGGGCTGTAGGCGTCGAGCGATGCGCTGTCGGAGAGTTGCGCGCCCCAGAGGTAGATGCCAGAGGTGCCGTCTCCGGTGTACTGAACACCATACCCGTCAAGAGTTGCACCTGACGATGGATACCCAATCAATGCAAATGTGGGGGTGCTCGCCATTCCTGACAAAGAAATCGAACACCTGTACCACCCATCGCCAACACTCGTAATCGCGGATGATACATAGTTTGCGCCGCCTGTAGTGCCAGCTACAACAGCGCCGGAAGCTAGATTAAACGCAACGCGAAACTGCGCGTTTACTATGTCTGTCACATAGCAGAGCGAATACTCTGCTGCTTTTGCGTAGAAAGAAAACACATATGGCGCAGTGGTGACGGCTACAGATTGACGTAATGCGTGGTAGCCAGCAGAAGCAGATGCAGCAATCTTGTCCGCCGTTTGCAAACCATTCGGCGCTACTATGGCATTGGCAATAGAGCCGGAGCCAAACGTTGCAATCAGGTTTTTGACCCACGCCGCTGCCGAGAAATCTTCGGTGCTACCCAACAGATTACGCGGCGTTGTCGGATAGTACGCATCGCCACGCGCAGGGTTGAGGACCATGCCGCCGAGGTCGCTGCGGTACAGATGGGCGCCCCAAACAAGAAGATCTGCAGCAGTCTGAGAGCTGTCAGCAATAACGCCAACAGCATAATTGCCTGCCTGACTGGCCGTAAACTCAAGAGTGAACAACTGCCAAGACGTTGTTGCAGTGAGGTTTGCCGAGATCGTAGTCGTCTCGTCGCCATAGATGCGGAAGGTTTGGGAGGAGCCAGTATTCGACTTTACCCAAACTCCAAACGTAAACTTTTGCCCAATGGCCTGAGAGATGTTCTGCTTAACAAACCAAAGACCGGCGGCACCAACTACTCGGTCAGCAGTCGTTGTGCTGTTAGGAGCGGCAGATGTGTTCGAGGTAACCGTAGCTGCCGCAGTCGTGCTTTTTGTCCACGCGCTCGCATCGAAGCTCTCGCTGTTCGTGAGCAGATTATGCCCCGCCCACTTGATCTTGCCGTCGCTATCGGTGACAGTGGCTCCACCGCCTGTTGCTCCGGGGCGGCTGAACGTGATGAAGTCGGTGGCGCGGCCTGTTACAGTCGGCATGTTATGACACCTTCATGGCAGAGGTATTAGACTGGAAATCAAGCGCGAACCCTTGCGGTTCAGCGCCGATCAAATCGCTAGCGACGAGCGTCCTAAGCGCATAGCCGTTTGCCAGGAAATCAAGCGTGAAGCCGATATACTCGCCGCCGAGCAATGAGATCGCGGCAGCGCCGCCGTCCACATCACCGCCGCGCGAGGGCGCGAAAGACCTGATTCCGTTAATCGGCGAGACAAGCTCACGCATGAGACACGACGATCTGTGTCGCGTCAGGTGAATAGGCGTAGACGCGATTGGCCCCCACGAGGCCCGGAAAGAGATCGGTCAAGAGAACGTTGCGCTCACCCTGCCCCGGATTGTAGCGGATGGCTCCGGTGGCATTGGTCGGTGTCGATGCGCCGATGGTCGCTTTGATCAGAACGTGATTAGAACCGACGTTCTGGAACGTGATGCGGGCAATATCCGCATCGGTAAGCTGCGTCCAAGTGGCCGCTGCGATAGTAGTGGTCGTGTTCTGTGCCATGATCTGCCTCGTTCATTTCGGGAGATGGGATAGGGCGGCCCCCAATACGGTGAACCGCCCCGATCCAGTTAGGTAGCGGCCACAGAGGAACCGACGAAGGTGGTGGCAGCGCGATGCGGAACATTGAGAACCGCATAAACCTTCACGGTGGCGTTCGTGCCGGTCGTGCCAACGCCGTTCATACGAACATAACGCTTGGAACCCTTATAACCGATTCCGCCGATCAGCTTGTTGTCATCGCCGTCAGCGGTCACAGAAAGAGCAATCGTGCCATTGACGGAATCAGCAGCAACAATGGCAGCAGCCGAAGAAGCAGCCGTATCATCCGCGTGCTGGGCGGTGAAGGTGAACCCCGCAGCATCACCGGCATCCGTTACCGTATCGGTTGCCAGCACAAGGGTGCAAGCATCGAAGCCACGGGTATCAACCCAAGAGGTAGCACCAGGGGTGGTGCCGGAAAGGGTAACGGTTCCGAGCAGGACAACCTGCTTATTGGAAAGCATATCACGCATTCTAGATTTCCTTCTCTCAGCGTGGTTGGCGAGCGGCTTTATTGTCGCTCGCCTGTTTTATTAAATTACGAGCCGAGCTTGACCAGCTTGATCGCTTCGAAGTTCACCACATCGCCGCCCACGCGCTTCGTGGTGTAGAACTCCACGTAGGGCTTGGCGCTGTAGGGATCGCGCAGCGTGCGAATGCCGATGCGGTCCACGATCTGGTATGCCTCGCGCATATCGCCAACGGCGATGGAGAGCGAGTTCGAAGCCGGATCGGGCATGTCCTCGAAAGCAGCCACCGGATAGCCGAGCAGCGTGGCGGGCTGACCCGCCTGGATGCCCGGAGACCAGATGTAAGCGCCGTCCGAGTCCTTGGCCTTGCGAACCAGCTTCGTGGTCGCGCGGTTCATGAACCAAGTGGCGTTAGCGCGGTACTGCTGCTTGAGGCCATAGAGCGCATTGATGAGCGCATCACCGCCATCGGGAGCCGCCGCAAGAGCCGCAGAAGCTCCGGTGGGGAACTGCTCGATGGTGCCAGGAAGCGAGGTGCCGGAAGCGTAGGTGAGGAAGCCGCGCGGCTTGTTCACACCATTGCCGACCACGAAGGCATTGGCCTCGTCACGGGCGAACTTCTCGGCAACCTTGGAGGCAAGCCATGCTTCCATGTTGATCGAGGCGTCATCGAGAAGCTTCTGCGTGGCCTTGGGCTTGGCATAAAGTTCATGGACCGGAATGCGCCACTTGCCGAGCTGGGGCGTGTTGGTTTCCGCGCGGGAATCCGTCTCGCCGACCCAACCAGAAGAAGCCTCGTTCAGATCGAACAGACCCTCGAGAGCGTCCGTCGAGATGACCTGAATGGAAGCATAAGCGCGCATGGGCGAGGATTCGAACACCTTCGCCACGATGCGGCCCGAGAGGTCGGGGTTGACCACATAGCCGCCGTCCGGGTCGGAGCCGACCGAGAGAGCCTTGCGCTCGTCCACGCCCATGACTTCCTCACCCTTGCGGATGAAGGTGTCGAAAGCGGCCTTATAGGCATCCATATCGGCAGCGCCGAAGGAGCCGACAACCGCGCCACGACGGCGGGCGTTCATCGAAGCCCATTCCTGGGCCTTCTGATCGAGGTCGATGGCATTGCCACGCTCGTCGGTCACAACGCGCGACTGACGCTTGGCAGCAAGAGCCGCCTCATCGGCAATGCGCTGGGCCTTCTCGAGGTCTGCTTCGATCTTCTGAAGCTTGGCCTCGGTCACAACATCGGCGCTGCCCTTCTTTTCGATCTGGGCAAGGCGCTCGTCGTTGGCCTTCTTGAACTCTTCGAATCCGGCGTGCAGCGCATCAATGGCACTGGCGGCCTTCTTGATCTCATCCATTTATGATACCTTTGAGTTTGGTCAGCTTTGACAGGAGAGTGTCTAGCTCTCCAGTGAATGCCTCATCCTCGCCAGCATCTCGCTGTTTCAGTAGGGCTTTGAAGCCGTGAAGTGTGATTGCCACGGCGTCTTTGCGAGAATATCCTGCATCACGCAGGAACTTCTCGAAATCTCGTTCAGTCGTGATCGACTTGACGTTCGTCACTTTAGCATCGGGCAGCATCGGGAAGGTGACGAGGCTGATCTCGAACAGATCGACTTCCATCAGCTTGCGAACACGCCCATCGCCCTCTGGCACGGCTTCCATTGTGCGGTAGCCGATAGACATGGAATCAATGGCCCCGGCACGAAGGAGAGCCATAGCCTCGCGGCCCTTTTCGACTTCCTTGAGCAGACGGCCACGGACGAAGAGACCGCGTTCGTCCTCATAGATTTCGTCCCAGACGCCGATGGGCATCGAGGTGTCGTGTTGCCAAAGCATTTTGACCTTGCGGGTGCCGAGTGACTTGCGGAATGCGCCGCGCTCCACGACATCCATGCCTTGATCGACCACGCCGAAAACGGAGGCATAGCCCTCGAAAACGCCGTCTTGGTCAGGCTCGCGCTTAAGGGTAAGGGCGACGGATTTGTGTTGGATCGGCTCCATTGCCTTGCCTTCCTCACGATCTACAATGTTGTTCGCCCAAGAGCGGCCCGGATCGCCAGACCACAAAGCCCAGGCTATGCGGCCCGCTGACGGATAGCCTTCCTCACCGGGAGACCAACCTTGACCTTGCTTGTCCACCTCGTGGCGGGCGAAATAGGATTTCATCCGCTTCACGGTATCGAGCGACAGGTTGCGTCGATTCTTGATGTCGCGGGCACGGGCAACGCCGACCTCGGTTCCACCACGGCCAAATTCTTCGCGCCATGCAAGACCGCGCTCTGCTTCGCGGGCCATTACCTCGGTCGGAGCAAACCCATCCGCCTTGCCTTCCCACTTGGAGATGCAGACGGCATAACGCTGATCCTCGTCGGGGAAATCAGACATCGCCTCTTCGTCGCTCATGCAACGAGAGATGAATTCGTCTTCGCTTTCTGTCGGGCCGGGGCTAGGCATTATTATATTATATCACACTTTAGTTGTCGTTACAACATGGCTTCTAGGGCTTCTTCGTCCACAATATAAGCAACAGTGCAGCGACAGTTAATGACTTCCTCGGCTGGCCCCTCTGGGTCACCGGGAAACATCAGAAAGCTCTCTCCTACACGGAATTTCTCGTCCATCTTCACAACGTCACCGCTTGCTGCAGCATGCGTGGGACGAGTGCGCTCGTCTTGTGCTGCTATCCACTCGCGAGACAATGGCAAGCCTGTCTGTTTAGCCGCTTCATCGGATCCGTAATTCGCTGCTCCATGGGTCTCTGTACGAGCAATCATGTTTGCACGGTATTGAGCCAGAGTCGGCACGACATCCAAAACGTAATCTGCAACGCCGCGCTGGCCTAGCCCATCACTGTAGCCCTTAGACACTGCTCTAACAATTTGTTTACGCGTTGTTTCCACCACGTCGGTGATGCGACGGCGAATCATTTCCTGGCTTATGTAACGAAGGGCCAGTCGCGTCATGATCTGAGCGAAGGATTCCTTGGTATCGAGCGGCAGACCAAATGCCTTACCTTGATCATAGATACGGTTGCCGAACATGGTGATCGACGCCAACGCCATCTGGCGATAAGTCGCCTCGATGCGGTCATAAAAGCCGCGTGGCAGCTCGACTTGATTGGTTTGCAACCACCGCTCAACCATGTCCTTCATCGCCGTCGCAAGCTCTCGCTCCAATCGGCCACGAAATTGTAAAGTCAACCGATCAAGCAGCGCCACCTGTCGCCGATGCTCGCGGCGTGCGTTGTTATCTACGAGGCGTCTTGCCATCAGCGTTCCCGTAAGCAATGGCCTTCATTTCGTCCAGTGTCATTTCGGGCAACGGCTCTCCAGCCATTCCGAGCGGAATTTCGGCAGCAGAAACGAACAAAACATCGCCGCCCTCTATCGGACCATATCCTTTCAAAGCGCGGCGCTCATTGATGGTCAGGTCTTTGGACGAATCCGCCATCTGCCACATCGAAAGTCGCTTCTCAGCAATAGCCGGGATAGCATCTACATCGGGCCTGATGGTCACACCGTAGAGCGAACCGAGCCATGCGTTCCAATCGTGCACGATCATATCGAGCAACGGCAATGCGGTGTCTTCCCAGAACGCCAGACGGGCCTCGGCATAATTGGCGTAGGTGTTATCACCGGGAATGCCGAGAAGCTGGGGCGGAACACCAAAGGCTAGGGCTACATCACGCGCCGATGCAAACTTGCTTTCGATGATGCCCATATCGGTCGGACTTAGGCCCATCTGCTGCCAATCAAGCCCGCCTTCCAAAAGCATTGGACGGCCCGCATTGTTAGACCCGGAATATTGCTCCTCGATCTGTGCCTTTAGGCGGTTAAAGTTCTCGTCGGAAAGCGTGCCGCCGTCCTTGACGGTCAATGCGCCAGAGGGGCGAGCCGAATTCTGGAGCAAGGCTTGCATCCAAGCCATGCTTTCATTGTTTTGATCGAGCGCATAGGCACCAGCCTCGATGGGCGACATGCCGTACCAGTCGTTCAGCGGATTGAACAGCTTTATGTGCCGCACATCGCAATTCAGCGTGCGAGGATCCATATCCCAACGAGTGACGTTCTGGCCTACCTTGTAGATGTAGGCAGCCGGGATTCCATTGGATGCGGGCAGGATCGACATGCGGTCGGGGCGAAGCTGGTAAAGCTCCTTGACTTCATTGCCGACCATGAACCGCTCTTCATAGCCGTTGCCCGCAATCATGAGGAACGACACCTTGGCTCGCACGTAATCGCCGTATGACTGCACAGGGTTAGGACGGCGAAACAGCGTTAGCAGCGGATGGTCTACAAGCTCTTGCTCTCCGCGATAAACGCTAAGCTTCACCGATGCGATGGCATCAGCGATTCTGTTTATCGACTGATATGCAACGACGTTTTTACCATAAGCCTCTTTTGCAAACGATTCGTAGTTCCTAGGCGACCACATGGGCTGGCCAGGATTTACCACCAAGAGCTTTGAGGCTTGGCTTTCTTTGGCCTCGGGCTGGCGGCGTGCGAAAAAGCGGTCGAACAGTCCCATATTGGGCCTCACAGTGATCTAATTGCGGGAGCAAATTGTGGAGCGAACATGTCATTTATGGCGCTCATAGCGGTATCGATAGCGTCATCATGCGCCCCATTCGGAAACACCGATGCCTCGGCCATCAAATCAATCAGATGTGGAGTGTCATTCATCACGATGACGTTTCCACTTTCTACCAAGGGCGCTGCATCGAATGCGCGAGTCACCTTGTCTTTAACACGCGGTATGCCGACAATCGGAATTCCTTCACGACGAAGCTTCTGTATGAGGCCGGTGCCGCTCACCTTGTCTTCGACTTTGAAGGCTCGCAACGTCCCTGCGTTCTGAACCGCAGCATGTTTCTTCCAAAAAGCTCGCGCCATTGTCTCAAGCTCAGGCGCTTCCCATTTACCGCGTGCCATATCGATGAGAACGATTTGATTCTCAAGCGTCATTCCCCAACACTGGAACACCGTGTAGTCGTTTTGCTCTGCGGTCTTTTGCGCGGTGTCTGCAAATATGCAACGCCATTTCAGCGGAGGCAATGCAGAAACGGTACGCCACCAATGATCCTTGAAGATGCCACCGCCAACAGGCGCTGGGGCTTGCATGTATTGGCCCGCAAACACGTATGAATTCGAGGACTCAAGGCGATTCAGCGTTTCGGATGGAAATTGCGACGGCCAAAACGAACTACCATCGGGCATGCGGGCCGGAATGCAAACATGCTCCCATTCTTCGCCGGATCCGCCCTTCAAGAGCCAGCCGGACAGGTCTTCCTCGTGAAGCCGCTGCATGATTACGATAATCGGGCCATCGGGCTTATTGAGACGCGATTGCATTGTGTTCTGATACCAGTCAATCACGGACTGGCGCGTGATGGGCGAATTCGCTTCCCCTGCCTTATGCGGATCGTCAATGATAATGGCACCACCGAAAGACTCTCGCATCTTGGAAGCGCCATAGCCAGTGATCGTGCCATCTGCACCGGTTGCGTACACAATGCCACCAGCCGTCGTACGAAACTCGTCCTTGGCCCTAGAATCGTCTTCCAGCTTCACTTTCGGAAACAGCTCGGTGTACCGCTCGTGTTGCATGATGGCACGAATGTCGTAGGTGTTTGCAGCGGCAAGGCGTTTCGAATACGAAGCGTGAATGAATTCCGAATCTGGATAAATGCCCATACTCCAGGCAATGAATGACTTAACCGCGATTTCAGTCTTACCAGAGCGAGGAGGGACGTTGATGATCAGGCGATTGGTCTTGCCGATTACTACACGTTCGAGCGCGTTGCAGATTTCTTGCTGATGCCAGTTCGAATGAAAGGAAGAATGACGACGCCCGACATACATATAACGCGTGAATTCAAGCAGCCGGTGCGCTGCATTGACCTTTACGCTGAAGCTCGAATCACGTGTCGCCATGTACTTTTTTCAGAGCTTCCACAACTGCATTCTGGAACGACACCGTGCTCATGGTACCATCTTCGCTAGAGAGGTCTAGAGTCTCCTTCCACTTGGCACGGGTCTTCATCCAGAAGATCTGGGCTTGCGTGTCACCGTTCAGAGCCTTGGTGTACAAGGCGTTGCCCACGTGGCCGTTGGCTTCCTGCACTGCGGTTTGCAGAATATGGCCATATTTCTCGTGGAGCGTCGGCATGTCGATTCCGCACAAAACAGCGATAACGTCGGTGCGGGTACCGATACGGGCATAATAATGCACGCGTTCCTCGATCTCGGTGTTTGGCTTGTCTTTACTTTTTGCTGGCTGTTTGGCCATGTGCATACACACGTTGGTTGTATAGAGGTCCGGCCTTATTTTAACACAAGCGAATGTGCAACGCCAGATAACGGCGTAAAAGTATCAGTCGTTAGGACTCCATAAATGTTATGTTTTTTCGAATATAACGAATAGCACCTGTCTATGATACACCCTGGCCTGTCCACCTGACGTCCACAGCTCCGAAAACAGGTGGACGTGAAACGAAGGCCCGTCGTACGGGCCTCTGAGGCATCTCGACATATATTCACGTCCACCTGTCCAAAGTTCGACACACGAATCGTCGGTTTCGCCGTCCAAATAAAAAACGTTTTCTTTTATTTTTCTTCTTCTTTTATTAATATTAAAAACTTTGGACAGGTGGACGTGGACATGTTTCACGGGCCTCCGACGCCCGTCGTACGGGCCTTCGTTTCACGTCCATAGCTCTGCCCAAAGTTCTGTTTCACGACGTCGACAGGTGGACGCGAATACCCACTTTGGACGCAGCTTCCCTAAAGTCAACGCAACCTCTGATGTTTTACACGCTGTAATCGCGTCCAGACTCTCCTTTCGGTTGCACTCTCTGGTCATTTTCGCGTCCACCTGCGTCCAGAACTTTGGACAGCCCGTATGCGCGTTATACTGCGACAGCCTGTCGCATTTCGAATGTTCGCAAGTACTTGTGTGGTCTCTCTCCCTGTGGTATAAAGGGACATAGATAA